GAAGACAAGGCTTATATCACTATCCCCTTCTCCTCCTCTCCAGGCGAGCAGTATATGAGCCCTAGAGAGTATCGAGACCTAGAGGATAAAACCGGATATTTCACCATCGCCCCAGAGGACAGGATCGTCAAAGGCGCGATAGATTTCGAGATAACCGGAAGGATATCGGAATTGGACAAAGCTTATGAGGCCTATACAATCACAGCGGTGGAGTGCAGAGACTATGGCAGCGGCCACTTAAACCACTGGGCGGTGACTGCGAAATGATGAGTTTTAAAGTCACGCTAAAGAACTTCTTCCACGATAAGTGGATTAAAAAGCGTGGTCTACAGCCAATGGGAAGAGTGCAGAAGTACATCGACTCAGAAGTTATCCGGAGAATGGAGCCTTATACCCCGTTTCTTCAGGGTGCACTGAAGGATTCCCCTACTCTGCAGACAAAGCTTGGATCCGGACTGATCCATCAGAGGCAGCCTTATGCCAGGCGTCAGTATTACGAAAACCGTGGTAAAGGCCTACGAGGCAAGCGGTGGTTCGAGCGAATGAAGGTCGACCACAAGGAAGACATTAAAAAAGGTGCGAGAAAAGTATCGTTAGAAGGTGATTAAACTGGAGCCAGTAATAAAATACATCAGCGATTTTGTCAAGACCAGCCCGGTCCTGGAAGAGATCAAGAAACTCAATATCGACTATCTCGGAACTGGTGAAGGTGAATGCGTCATCGAATCCGTCCCTGCAGATCCGATTATAAAGAGATACGTTGATGGGTCCACCCAGAGACAGCTGCTCTTTGTTTTTGCTTCGAAGGAGTTTTACGGAAGTGACCCACTCGAGAACCTGGACAGCCTCGGATTTTATGAGAGTCTGCAGGCGTGGTTCGAGGAAGTTACCGATAAAAATTCATTCCCGCCAATGGACGGAGGAAGATCACCTCTAAGCATCGAAGCCCTGACATCAGGATATATCTTTGACGCATCAGAGGAAAACCGCGCCAGATACCAGTTACAAGCAAGATTTATCTATCTACAAGAATAAGGAGTGATCAAACATGTCACCTATCGTAAAGAGATCCCAGAAAGTTTCTTTTGTTGAAACAGCCCCGGCAGGTGCTTACACGAGAATGAAGGGCTTTACAGCCTTATCTCATGCGAAGAACCCTAAAGAATATACCAGACAGTACGTGGATGAGGACGGTGAGACTACTGACGTAGTAGGATTCTCCCCTTCCATGGAGTTCGCCCTGGATCAGATGCTCGCAGATGCATCACAGAAGCCTTTTATCGATATCATTGATGGAGAGCTGACTGGAGATGCCGCGAAGGTCAACATCGTTACCGTGGACCTGTCAGGAGAAGCGCCATTTAAGGCGGTAAAGAGACAGTACATCGTTGTACCTGGAACAGAAGGAGATGGTGCTGAGGCTTACACCTACGGCGGAACTCTCAAGGCAGTACCAGGAACTAAGATTGTAGGCACTGCAACGTCCACGGATGAGTTCAAAGCCAATGCCACTTTCGTACCGCCTACAGCGGGCTAATCTAAAACTTAGGAGGATTGAATCCCATGAATAACAATGTAATTGCACCATTTCAATTTAAATCCCGAGAACTGAATCTCGACGTCGCAGGAGTCAAGTTTGTTATCGACCTCTCGAAAGAGGGGTCCGCTGACAAGCTGGTGGAGGTTGGTACAAATGCTGTCAAAAAGGCTGAAGAACTCAGATCCATCCCAGATGATGGACTGACAGACGAAGAGAAAGCGAGACAGGCATTAGCGATTGTAAAAGAAGCCACTAAATTCACCCTGTCAGCCATCGATAAGATCCTTGGAGAAGGCGCATCTGATAAGATTTTTGAGGGTAGGATCGTCGACTATTACGATTCTATAGACGTCCTCGGGTACGTGATCAACAGCGTCAAGCAGGCTAACGCCAACAGAATCGCAGAGAGATCCGGCCAATACACAAATAGGGCTCAGAAGAGAGCGGTATCAAAAAAGAAGAAGTCATGAGCATAATTATCGACCGCTTACCTGAGACGGTCGTGATAGGCGATTCAGAGTATGAGGTAAACACTGATTTCCGCGTGTCCATCCTCTTTCAGATGATGATGGAAGATAAAGAACTCTCCAACATTGAAAAGGCAAAGACCGCACTTGAACTCTATTATCCGGAGCCCATACCAAGAGAACATCAGACTGAAGCACTTGCTCAGGCCTTTTTGTTCTTTAAATGCGGCCAAGAGAATGAGGATAGGGTATCCTCCGGAAGCGGAGAAGGAAACCAGGCGATCTACTCATACGAACACGATTCCCACTATATCTTCGCAGCCTTCCTGGAACAGTACGGGATTGACCTCACGGAGGAAGATCTCCACTGGTGGAAATTTAAAGCACTCTTCACCAGCCTCAGCGATAACACGAAGTTTAACAAAATAATGAGTTACCGCGCTGTAAAAATTTCGAGCGAAATGTCCAAGAAGGAACAGAAATTCTACAGGCGTATGAAACTTCTGTATGGACTGCCTGATGAGAGAAGCGAGGAAGAAAAGGAAACTGAATTTGCCGAACTGCTCGGCTTTTAGGAGAACCTATGGCAGAAAATAAAAAGACATGGTACATCTGCCCGCACTGCGGTAAACGGATCCTCTTGTATGAGGCAGGTGCCAAAAGTGAGAAGGTGTACATCAAATGTAAAAATTGTAAGCGTGAGATTGAAATAAAGCTCACGTAAGGATGAGAGCCTCTGAGCCAGTATCCTCACAACCTATAAAGGCAGGTGAGAAACTATGGCATCAGACGGCTCTTTACTCTTTGACACCAATCTTGATGACTCCGGTGTCCGGAAAGGCCTACAGAAACTTAATAGCATCGGTTCCACGGCCCTTAAAGGCATAGGAATCGCGACCGCTGCAACTACTGCAGCATTAACCGCTTTCGGTGTGTCCGCCATCAAGACAGGATCTGAGTTCTCCGCACAGATGTCCAGAGTTCAGGCCATTGCCGGCGCTACCGGTGATGAGCTTAAAAAACTGAATCAGCTTGCGATTAAGCTTGGTGCAGAGACATCCTTCTCGGCTTCTGAAGCAGCCGCGGGTATGGAAAACTTAGCATCTGCAGGTTTCTCTGTCACTGACATTATGTCAGCCATGCCGGGTCTATTGGACCTCGCAGCTGTATCCGGTGGAAATGTAGCAGCCGCTTCAGAAGTAGCAGCCAGCGCGCTTAATGCGTTCGGGTTAGAGGCTACTGAAGCAGGACACGTGGCCAACGTATTTGCAAGAGCTGCAGCCGATACCAATGCTGAAGCTTTAGACATGGGTGAAGCGATGAAATACGTTGCACCTGTGGCCAAGGCCATGGGGCTATCCCTGGAAGAGACTGCAGCATCCATCGGTATTATGTCTGATGCCGGTATCAAAGGCGGGCAAGCAGGTACAGCCTTAAGAGGTGCACTTTCAAGACTGGCCAAGCCGACAAAGGTCATGAATGAGACCATGGACGCTCTTGGCATGAGCTTTTACGACGCTGAAGGCAAGATGCTTCCCCTGGCTGATACCATCGCAATGCTGCAGGATAAAACTGCAGGATTAACACAGGAACAGAAAAACAATGCCCTGGTCACACTGTTTGGCCAGGAATCTCTTTCCGGAATGCTCGCGCTCATTGAGGCGGGTCCGGATAAACTCAACAACCTCACCGGTGCACTGATCAATTCAGACGGCGCGGCCAAAGACATGGCCAACACCATGCTTAACAATCTTAAGGGCGCCATCGAAGAACTCGGAGGGTCCTTTGAGACTCTGCAGATCACAATCTTCCAAAGTGGTGAAACTCCACTCAAGGAACTCGCAGAGAAAGGCACCGAATACATAAACAGACTGACCCAAGCCTTTGCAGGTAAGGATCAGATGATTGAGGATATGGAAGCCATCGGCATGACCGCCCAGGATATGGGCTTCGATGTTGAGGCTTCTGCAGGAGGCTTTGATAAGCTGGCTGAAGAAGCCATGTCAATCGTCGACGAGATCCTTAATAGCTTTATAGACAGCCTACCGAAGATCATGGAGTCTGTAGGGGCGCTGATGTCTACCATCAGTTCTTCTATCATCTCAAGACTTCCGGATCTCATAAAAATGGGAATCGACATAGCCATGAACCTTCTGAATGGTCTAGTAAGTGCTTTCCCTCAAATCATGGATGCGGGCTTTAAATCGCTCCAGGCCTTGATAGATGGAATCCTTGCTAATCTCCCTCAGATTATCCAAATGGCTATAAGCTTGATACAGACCTTAGCTCAAGGGCTCATGAATAATCTTCCGACGATTATCAAAGGTGGTATGGATATACTGCTCGGATTAATCGACGGTATCGTCCAGATGCTTCCTGACCTGATCACTATGGCCATTGACCTCGTGATACTGATTGCTGACAACCTCATAGACAATATCGATCTCCTGGTGGATGCGGGAATAGAAATTATTTTCGCACTCCTTGATGGAATCATTCAGAATTTGCCAAAGCTCATAGAGGAAGTCCCAAGGATCATCAATAAATTTGCTGATGCAATCTACGCGCAGTTCCCGAAACTTCTCATGGCTGGTCTTGAGCTGCTTTGGGAAATCGGAAAAGGAATAATCCAAGCCATCCCTAGCCTACTTGCTAACTTCCCTCAGATCATCATGGCTATCATCAACATCTTTACGCTGGCTAACCTCGTGAGCGTTGGTAAAGGATTCCTCAAGACCTTCGAGAATGGCATCAAGGAAGGGCTTAAGACGCTTCTGACTGCCGCTAAAGGTGTAGCCACTGGAGTATTAGACGCGATCAAGGGCATATTCTCCGGAGGCGCTGGAAGTATCGGAAAGAACCTGGTACAGGGTATCTGGAACGGAATCAACAGCGCTAAAGACTGGGTGCTCGGAAAAATCAAAGGCTTTGGTTCTGCTATCGTCGGCGGCATTAAAAGTATCTTCGGAATTAAGTCCCCATCCAAAGTAATGGAGGATGAGGTCGGAGAAATGCTCCCTCCAGGAATCAGCCGTGGTGTAGAAAACGCCATGCCAGATCTCCAGGACGATGTGGACCGTGAAATGGAAGAACTCACCGCGAGCATGGTGCAAGACGTGCATTTGGAATCTGCTAGAGTAGGCGCATCCCTCACAAGCGCAACATCCGGAAGGAAAAATATTGAAACTCAAGTAGCTGCAGAAGAGGGCCAAGATGTCTACGTACTGGAAGTAACATCCACCTTAGACGGCCGCGAGGTCGGAAAAGGCACCGCGGAATTTACTTCGAACGAACTCGAGAAAGCGAAGAAAAGGAGGAAATAGCATGTTCATTAATGATACACCCCTATCAGATTTCGGGGCTAAGCTGCTGAGCAGAAACATTTCCCCTGCTGAGATAGATATAAACACCTACTGGCCAAAGAACGCGATGAGGCCGTACGTTGGCAGTAAAGCCAGGTACTACTATAAAACCCTCGAACTTGAGATAGAGTTCAAGGGTTCCGCAAATGAAATAGAGATTAATAAAAGCAGGCTCATAAAGGCGCTTACGAGCGCCTCTGTAGCCTTTAATAAACTGGAGCACATTTACACCGGGACTATAGATAAAGCCAGGGCTGGTGCGCAGGTGAACGGCTACGAGGTCTTAAAAGTGGACATGCTCGTTTTCGAGCATGAAGAGTTCCAAAGCATCAACATTTCCTCTCAATCTGCCAGTATCTCCCTGGCGAGTAACGAAGTCACACCAGCAGTAATCTACCTTCTCCCTTCTGCCAATATCCCCTCACTCACAATAGAAGGTTTCGGAGACACCATGGAGATTAAAAACCTAACCCCAGGTATCGAAGTGATCATCAATGGCGAGGATGGCACTGTAAAAGAGGTCGGAGAAAACAAGTGGCTGGATTACGATTCATGGTCATTTCCAAAACTCACACCAGGTGAAAATGAAATCACCATATCATCCCCTTCCGTGACGCTGAGAGTTGATTTCAGCCCTCGTTGGGTGTAAAGGAGGGAATTACTTGCTTAAACTTTATAATCCATCAGGTCAGCGCATCGGTGCTTTAGAGCACTACGAAAATCTTGTCGTCGAGGAAGAAGTCAATCAGCTGAACCTATTATCCTTCGACGTGCCTAAAGAATACTCATCTCTAATCGAGTATGAAGGATATGTGGAGACAGAGCATAATGGACGCTACATCATCAAAGAGAAGTCTTCTAGGACCGACACCATGGGATATAAAGCCATCTATGATCTGGAGGATCTCAATGGCCACATCGAGTCCAAGGCCTACGTAAGCATGACATTATCAGCAATGATGGCTGATCTACTTAATGGTACAGGATGGGCAATCAACACATCAGATACCAGCCTTAGAACTGCGACAGCAGTAACCATCGATAGACTGGATCTAATATACGCAATAGTCCGAGATACTTTCGGCCTAGAAATCAAGTTTGACAATCAGGCCAAAGTGATTACTGCAGAACAGTATCTGGGATCCGATAAAGGAGTCTATTTCCACGACGAGGTAAACCTTATAGAGCTGCAGGTGGATGGCGATACGTATGACTTTGCAACTCGTATCATCCCAAGAGGTGCTGATGGCTTATCTATCGAAAGTGTAAATGGCGGTCTCCCCTATCTGGAAAATACACAGCACAGCACGAAAATCATCACGCGTTACTGGTCAGACGAAAGATACACTATACCCGAGAATTTGAAAGCAGCTGCACAAGCCAAGCTTGATGTGATGAGCAAGCCCCTGAAATCCTATGCAGCACGCGTAGTCGATCTAGCAAGGATAGCCGGAATATCTATCCTGGAATACTCACCCGGCGATGTAATCACATTGGTGGACAGGGAGTCAGGGATAAAAGAAAAACAGCGTATCGTTGTAAGAAGAAAGTTCCTGGATGAGCCTGAGAGAGATGCAATAACCATCGCGAATAGGCTCAGGCAGATGGATGATTCTATACAGACTGAGTTTGACGGCATGAAGCAAGACTTCTCTGTTATCCGAGCAAGTCTTCAGCTTCTTGATCAAAAGATATTAGCAAGAGTCTCTCAAAATGAGTACGATACTGACAAAGAAGCCATGGATCTCGCCTACGCTGAGCTAGAACTTAGTATCGACGGATTAGAGGCTGAGGTACTTGATCTTGAAGGAAACGTAAGTGCTCTTAATCTATCTTCACAAGAGCTTGAAGGACGTATACAAAATGCTGAGGGAGATATTGGACTACTAGAATTATCTGCTTCGAACTTCCAAGTAAAGATCAGTGGGATTGAAGAAGATCTGCAGAATATCGAACTCACTCCTGGACCACAGGGACCCTCGGGAGTATCTGTGGTTAATACGGATGTAATGTACTATCTATCAAGTTCTACCACTACTTTAGTGGGAGGTTCTTGGACAACATCAGCACCTACCTGGGAAAGCGGTAAGTTCATTTGGTCAAAAACTGTTACATTCTATTCAGACGGATCTACTACTGAATCACAACCTGTAAATATCATGGGTGCAAAAGGTGAACCTGGCCAACAGGGAGTAAAAGGTGATCCCGGTATCAGCATCATATCTGTTACTGAGTATTATCTGGCATCTTCTCTAGCAACAGGTGTTACAACAGGAACTAGCGGTTGGACAACTACGATGCAGAGCATGACAGTAACCAATAAGTACCTATGGAATTACAAGAAAATCACCTATAGCGATAATAGTGTTTCCACAGTTTTACCGGTGATTATTGGAGTTTATGGAAATACTGGAGGCACAGGAGCGACTGGAAGATCACTTACTGCAGTCACTGTTTATTATTTAGCCAGTGCTTCTTCTTCAGGTGTTACAAGAACCACACCAGGTTGGACAACTACAATGCAGTCGACAACTCCGACTCTTCAATATCTTTGGAGATATGAGAAGCTGGATTGGAGCTCAGGAACTACCCCAACTTATATAGAGCCAATAATTATTGGCGTTCACGGCACAAGGGGTGATACAGGAACAGGCATTGATAGCATCACAGAGGAATATTATCTTTCGACTTCAAAAACCACCCAAACAGGAGGTTCATGGGTGATAACTCCTCCCGCCTGGTCTTCAGGACTTTATATATGGACCAGGACAAAAATAGTCTACAAGAATCCAGCATCCACAGTTTACACAACCCCAATTGTAAGTAGTGAGTGGGAAGCCGTATACAGTCTAGAGAGTGAGGTTCTCGATAGATTCGAGACGAACGAAGCGGCTATTAGCGCAAACAATTCAGCAATACTTCTTAGAGCTCTGAAAACAGAGGTTGAGGCTCCGATATTGAAGCAGAATACCGCACCAGCGCACCTTAATGGCAGGTTATGGCTCGACACGAGTGCAACTCCGAATGTGTTAAAGCGGTCCACTGGGTCTGCTTGGGTTAAGGTTACTCCTACTTCAGGAGCTGAGATTGGTTTGACCGACGAAGCTATAACCCAAACGGTCGAGAATAATACAACGACACTTGCTACCAAATTGGAAGTCGAGTCAACTAGTACAGAAATAGTAAATAAATTCTCATCCAGTGGGGGATACAATCATATACGTAATGGCGATTTTAAAAACGGGATAGCTCACTTCCCAGTATATTGGTATAGCGCGTCACCTTATGGCTGTCAGCACCAAAATAATCAATGGACTGGTTATGAGGATGCGCTGGAACTGCTTCAAACAAATGCGGGGGGTCAATATACGGTTGCTTGGTGCTCCGTTAACGGATTAACACCAGGCAAGGTTTATACATTCGGTGCTTTAGGTGCCGTGCATAGAGGAAACGCCTATCTTGAGATGATAAACTATGCTGGAAACCAAATAATAACCCACTCGGGGGATATAAATTCCGCTTACTCTGGAGGGGGTGACCCAAGCAAATGGGCAGTAATGAAGAGCTCATTTATCGCTACAGAAGAGACTATGTATCTACGCCTTGGACTAAAGTCTATTGATACCAATGCATATGCTTGGTTTAAAAAGGTTCGTGTAAATGAAGGAGACACTCTTCTACCGTTTACACCTCATCCAGAGGAGTTATACTCCGGGGTTGTTAGAATAGACAAGGATGGTGTAAATGTTTCCAGGTCTTCCACGGATGTCAATACCCAATTAGCATACAACGGGCTGACTATATCAGATGGTGATATATCGGTGGCATCGTTTGGAGACTCTGGAGCTGTAATACCTAAAGCTGTCATTGGTGTATTGGAAAACTCGGAAGTTGTAAAAATGGTTAGTAACTCTCCTGTAATGGACGTTGGTAGTGGATACGCTTATGGATCTATCCAACAAGCCGTGAACGATGCTATTCAAGGCAATAGAAGAATTTTGAATTCTGTTGTGAGAATAAATGTTAGGACTAGTGTTTCAGGAGATACACTAATACAAGGTCTATCGGGGGAAATCTTGGTTATATATCTCTACCCAGGGGTGACCGTTAATGGCCGGATTGTTATAAAAAACTGTACAAACCTAACAATACTCCAAGGGCAAGGCCCCCCTTGGAGTACAATCAAAGCTTGGAACCCAATTGAATTTGTCAATTCTAATGTAATTGTCCAATCAATTCAGGTTGATGGTGGGGGCGGAGATTACTGTATATGGGCCAGGGATGGTGGAACGTATGGTATTAAAGAGTGTGATTTATCCAGGGCATGGTACTGTTATAACGTAGACGTTCACGCCAGAGTCCATAGCAGTAATACCAAAGGCTCTCCAAACGCATATCCTGCTGTTGTTTCGAATGGAGGAGAACTTATATCTGCGGGTTTATTTCCAGCGAATCACCCATCATATAATACTCGGTATATAAATTATCAAGATACTGGATTTGCTAGGGAGTACAACCTCATACCAACAAACAGTAGCTATTCTCCGCCTGCTATTACTTCTAAAACATTTACACAGACATTTACTTCAGCAACTTTCGATACATTAGTTCATGGAACGTCCAATCCGAATCCATACTATGGCGCATCTGCAGCCCAGAATAGATGGGATAGCTCAGTTAGCTGGTGTGATGGTAGGATACGATTTGGGCCTGAAATCTATAACTTCTTTGCGGGAGGTTCCAACATTCAAGTACAAATCAGACTCCGACGAAAAAACAGCTCTCATGGAAATAGTGGGGCAGTGATGCCTGCACCATATAATCACTCTGCGTCATTCCCGAGCGGAGCAACAAGAGGTGGCTGGACAGGATGGGCTACTATACCGTCAAGCTTGTTTACAACTGAAGGGGCTACCCTTACATACTATAACGGAGTTCAAGGACTGAACGGTTACGCCATCTGGGATGCTGTAGAGGTTTGGGTATCGGTCACTAAAAATGTATAGGAGGTATAGGATGTTTTATTTTACACCGGATGGATGGAAGATCTTTCCAAAGAAAATCACATACACTCAAGAAGTTGAAACCTATGATATGTCAGACGAGCCTTATCAAGAGTTTTCTAATGTGCAATCTGAAGACGTCATCCTCACAGAAGAGCAGCTTCGAAGATTTGAAACTATTAAAAATGTACAATCTATAGGGATTGAAGACATCAAGAAATTTGTCTTCGAGCAGAAAGTCGAGGATGAAGGTTTAGTTGACTTACAGTCTGAAGTGAAGGCAGAAGAAACGAGACAGAAACTTGCAAGGCTTATCAGGTGGGATGAGATTACAAGCGAAGATATGATGGATCTAATCGATGATTTCAAAGAGTATTCTATAGGCTCATTTTACGTAGCAGGCGATATCTTTAGTCTTAATAATCAGCTGTATCAGGTGCTTCAGGCACATACTTCTCAAGAAGACTGGCCGCCAGATCAGACACCGGCGCTTTATAAGGCTATTGCTCCACCATCAGTGATACCTGAGTGGAATCAGCCTACAGGGGCACATGATGCTTACAATAAAGGTGATAAGGTGCTTTTCAGTGGCAAAGTATATGAGAGCTTGATTGATGGGAATACCTGGTCACCATCAGCTTATCCGCAAGGATGGAAAGAAATAGTAGTTTAAGGATCTTCCGAAAAGGAAGGTCCTTTATATTGCACCAGAACCCATGAGGTCACAATAACTTATAAAGGATGGTGGCACATGGATGCACAACAAGTAACATTCTGGATTCAGCAAGGGCCCTTCGCCCTTCTCTTCGTCTCACTTCTCGTTTATGTGATGCGAGACAGTAAGGCGAGGGAAAAGAAATACCAGGAAACAATCGATAAACTCGTGGACAAGCTCTCAATCGTCGATACCATCAAGGGCGACGTGGAAGAGCTTAAGAATTTTTTCAAGGGAGGAAAGAATAAATGAACGAATTAATTAACCAGATCGTCCCCATACTCGTCACCTGCATCTTAGGAATCCTCGCCGTGGTCATCAAGGCCGTTGGTGATGTGACCATCAAATACCTGCAGGCGAAGAAAGAAGAAGCCATCTCTAGGCTTGGCCAAGTGGAGTATGAAAAGCGCATGGCCACCGCCCTCGATATATGGGGCGTAGTTGATGAACATTTTAGGGTCCATGATCTTATCAATCACACGGTTAACGATAAGATTGATCTTTTTAATAAACTGCTCTTAGAGCGAATACCAAGCCTGGAACAGAGCGATTTAGATTACTTGAGACAAGCAATCGCCGGCCAGATTAACGCGGGTAAAGGAGTGCTGCAGCCAGCACCAGAAGGAGAAGAATTATGAATAACAGAGAGCTCATAAAGAAACTGGAAGCCATCACCTCGAAGAATACCAGGTACCTGTGGGGGACCTTTGGCGCACCTGTCACTGAGAAACTGATCGCCGATAAATCCAAGCAGTATCCTACCTGGTACAGTGCCAGGAAGCAAGCGCAGCTGAGAGAACTCATCGGCAAAGGTTATTACGCCTTTGACTGCATCGGCCTCATCAAGGCGGTCCTTTGGGGCTGGGACGGATCAGATAAGACCTCTCACGGTGGAGCGGTGTACAAGTCCAATGGTATGCCCGATACCAACGCCAACGGCTATATCCTGCAGTGTAAAAACGTATCTACTGACTTCTCCAGTATCGAGCCTGGAGAGGCTGTCTGGCTGAATGGCCACATCGGTGTTTATGTCGGAGGTGGAAACGTCATCGAGGCTACACCAAACTGGAAAGATGGAGTCCAGGTCACGAAGCTGTCCGCGAGAAAGTGGCTGAAACATGGAATGATGCCTCAGGTTGAGTATGTAGAGGATGAGCCGGATGCAGTGAGGATCATGAGAACCAAGGAAAACCTCCACCTGAGAACTGGTGCAGGCACTGGCTACAGATCTCTGCTAGTTATGCCAAAAGGATCCGAGATCCAGCTGATCAGCAAGTCCTCTTCCTGGGCGAGAGTATCCTATAAGGGTCAGACTGGTTACTGCAGCACTGACTTTATCGAGGCCATCCCATCAAGACTCGGAGGCAAGGTCACAGCCTATGCGCTTAACGTGAGGTCGGCGCCGGGCGTCCAGAACCGCATTGTGGACGTCAAAAAGCGCGGTGAGACCGTCGAGATCCTCGAGACTATAAATGGCTGGCATAAGATCAGATACGGCACAGGCGTGGCTTACGTGAGCGCAGACTATATCGAGGAGGATGGGTCCAAGGTTGAGACAGTCCTCAAGGGTCAGGTCACAGCTACTGCAGGCCTAAACATCCGCAAGGCTCCAGGAGGCACCAAGGTAGGGGCATACAGATATAACGAGGTGCTTGTCATCAAAGGCCGCGAAGGATCCTGGTACAAGACCGATAAGGGTTATGTGTCGGCTAACTACGTGAAACTAATTTAAGACAAGCAAAAAGGGGAGGCCTGACGGTCTCCCCTTTTACATTGTTAGACGATTTTCCCAGTCAGATGGGAATCCCCAACAATCTAGTGGAACTTTTATCATGTTTCTGTTTATTAACTGCTTTATTTCTTCTAGAATCTCCGTATTCCACAATCTTGAATCTGTAAATAGTTCCTTTAAAACCACTATGTAATTAAATAAATTATCTCCGACTAAAGATATAGGCAATCTTGTTGCTGGAGGTGCAGATATCTTTGCGTGAAAAAGTCTGGAATTATGTGCTACTGTATTTCTTATTAAACGTGAAAATGTTATGTGATCCTCAAGGTTTTCAACTTTCATAGAGTATTCTGTTGCGATTACATCTTTTGTTGTATAATCTAGCATTTTATAGAAATACTCAAGGTTACCTGTTGTCATCACTTCAACAGCAGCCCATATTGGTAAGCACCCCCAATACTTATTTTTATGGTGCTTCACAAACTCATTTTTATTTTTCTTTTCAACCTCACTAACAAAGTATGACATGAACTTATTATGCTCATATTTCTTAAAGTTATCGCTATATAAATATGCAACATTTCCATGTGAATAATTTGCAGACATATGATAAGATATTCTAGTTTTTAGGTTGCGTTCTGAATAATCAGAGGCAAGCATAATAATACTTCTCATTTTAAAATCAAACTTGATAATCTCATATATATCATCGAAGTTTAAAGATGTGTCATAATACTCTTCTGTTTCGCCAGAACTATTAGTTCTGATCTTTTTGTATGGGTGAAGATACCCTGTAAAATAATAATAGTTAGTTGATAGGAGTACTGATTTAGCGTATGTATCATCTGGCACCGATAAGCCGCGTTTTCGCAACTGTTCTATTTGACCATCTAAATCCATAGGTTTTTTCACCAAATTGTATAAAGTATTTTTCTCAGGCAAAATATACATAATACACCCCTAAAAAAACGGCCCCGTCCACTTTGCACTTCTACGAGAGGTGGGACGGGGTCTTATCATGTCTCTATTCTACTAGAACACACTATTGCATTGCAATAGTTTTCCTCAAGAATTCACAAATGATTAAATATTTCCTCAAAGTTTCTTGATAATCAAGAAATTAAATCGGTTTGCTTATGGATTTCAGAAAATCCTTGCGGAACAACATGTGTATATATTTATATAACATTCTATTTTATTTAAAGTTAGTTATCGTAATTTATACATTTCTTTACTTTTTTGATGGGTTATAGTATTTTATTTCTGATTGTAACTATTGAATATTATTAAACATTCTAAAAAAAAAAATACTTTTCTCTCCGTCGGGTAGAGATAGATCTTCTAGCACTCACGTACTTCTATAGGCATATCTGGAGAATTGAAGCTTTCGTAAAACGCTACTAGATTTTCTTTCGACAAGACATTATGCTTACTCTCACCTCTAAATATGCTTGAAGTTGGGCAGGCGTTAATGCTAATAGAATTAATGCCTATTGTCTTGCAGTATTCGATAAATTTACTCATATAGTATGAGGCGATTCCTTTGTTCCGCAACATATGATCATGCACAATTAACGTGTCTAGCTTCATTATCTTTTCAGGCCTGAAGTCGCGTTGTTTAAATTGAAAAAATTCCATCGTAAAAAGCTTTTTCTTGGTTTTAAGATCGTATAAGCAAAATTTACAACTACCAGGAGCACAGTGGTATTTCATAAACTCGTCTTTTGGGAGATCTTCACAGTCAAACTTATAAACTATTTCTTCCTTACATTTCTCAAGACATTCTGGCAGTCCCCAGCTTTCAATAGTTTCTTTTAACTTCAGATCTAATTGAAAATCCATACTTTCCCCCTTAACAATATTTTTGCTATAGTAAATGCTCTTTGCTCCATAATAGCATAGTTAGATTATGGAGGTGAAGAACTATGAAATGTATTTACTGTCAGAAAAACCATGATTGGAGTACAATCGGTGGATTAATCTATTTTTATTGCTGTGAAAAAACACATATTATTAAGCAGAGTGTAAGGCCGAGAGTCTTGCAGGTGTTTAGAGATAGTGGAGATGTAGTCTTAATTGATTCCTATGATGAATTTATTACTTTTATTCTCAGAACAAATGTTCTATAATGGAATATAAATAAAGGGGGAGTGATCCATGCAGGAGTTACTGAGAGTTGAAGTCATGAGTTATTCGAAGCCAGGTGAACCACCAAGGCCTGTCACGTTTAGATTTGGCGCTGGTGATGCTCAATACAAGGGTAGAGTTTTAAAAGTATTGGACAAGAAGGTCAATAAGTGGAATGGAAATGTCATGTACGAGTACCTCTGCGACTGCACTGTGGATGATCACCCGAGTAAGATTAAGATCTCATATGAACGGGATACGATGAACTGGTATCTAAAGAACCTATAGAGTAAAGAAGGGAGCTGCATGCTCCCTTTTACTTTCTTCTAGAATCTTCCAACATATTCTTTTAAATCACTCACTGATCTCTTTGAAACATTAAAGTGCCAATTCTGCTTCGAAGTATCAGCTGCATTGAAACCGGAAAGTAACATCGCACCTTTAAATTGTCCATTTGTCAGATAAAGGTTACCAAACTTCTCTTTTTGGATTAAGTGTTTTAGCCCATAGGATGTGACGCTTCTGTTATACGATTTAATTGGACTTAGATAATCCGTAATAATGGCCAACACATACTTTTGCGTTTCTTCAGGTAGGTCATAAAATTCATTTGGATGATCCTCACATTTAATACCTTCAAACATAAAATTCACTCCTCGTATAATATATTTATGTTTAAGATATCAGAAAACTAAAAGTCTGTAAATGAATAGAAAAAATAGTTCAAATAATCTGAAAAACTGGTATACTGAAGCTATAAATATTAGGAGGTCATCACGCAAATGAATCCAAAGCCTAAGAAACCCTTTTACAAACGATGGTGGTTTATTACTCTTGTTGTTTTTGCACTTTTAGGAGCTATTGGAGATTTATTCGATGGCGAAGAACCAGCTGCATCAGATCCTAATCCTATAGTAGATAGCGATGTTAAAGAAAAACCTGAAGAAGTGGAACCAGTACCCGAACCTGAGCCTGAACCTGAAATAAGAACTTATACTGCTGAGCAAATAGCTTTACTCGAGAGATCCTATACCGATTTTTCAGAAGAAGAGATTGCGTCATTCGCAAATATGATAAGAGATTGGGATTTCCTCAGCGAGGAAGATAAAACTTTATATGAGGTCAATTATCTCCGACTCAAGGATGAAAAGAAAGCATACGACGATGAAAAGGCTAGAATTGAGAAAGAAGAACGAGAGAAAGCTGAAGCCGAAGCAAAAGCTCAAGCAGAGGCTGAAGCTAAGGCTAAATGGGATGCTTTCGTAGCTGAAAATTCGAAAACTCTTGGTGCTGGAACATTCTATTCTCCAGACCACATCGCTGAAGGAGTTTACGACACTTCGTTCACTGGATCTGGAAACTTCTTCATTACTGGAAACGGTGGGTTAGATTATAACGAAATAGGTGGTGGTAGCTACGGTGTTTCGAAAATCCGTGTCTACATCACTGACACTGCAGAAATTGAAATTAGAGGTATGAAAGTGAACTTTGTACCAGTACAACGTACTCCGCTTCCTGTTACTGGATTTACTCTTTATGCTGGTTTCTGGCAAGTCGGAGATGAGATCCCAACAGGAAGATATGAAGTAAAACCAGGCCGTGGCGAATCCGGGAACTTTTTCGTATTCGGTAAGAATAACGTGAATGAAATCCTCGGAGGATCTTACGGCGTGGAGTCGGTTACCATAAATGTAACAGATGGTGATATTGTTAATATTCGAGGAATGGAGAATGTGACCTTCACCCCCACAAATTAA